CTTTGATGTAAGCCATCTTGTTGCCGGAAGTAACTTTAAAGAATGAAACAGTATTTGGAGGAATCATTGCGCTAGTAGTAACTGTAGCTGTTGGATTAGCACCAAAGGCTACATAGCAATGACCAGATACAGCAGCAACACGTACTAGTGTTACACCTGTAGCAAAGGCTGCTGATTGTGCTGTGGTGTTACCAGCAGCTAAAACTTGTGATGTAGAAGGTGTATAAGCATCTACTACATTACCATTATCATCTTGTGCAATTTTACTCATATTATTTACCCTTCATTTTATTTGATTTTAAATACTCAATTGCTTTTAACATATTTTCTATATTGTCTTTAAATAGCCCAAGAGCTGTATTGCAATGATGACATAATAACCCACGTACGACACCAGTTTCATGGCAATGGTCTATATGTAAACTTTTATTGTTAGAGTTAGTCCTGCATATCATACATAAGTTGTTAGAATCATCTAATAATTTTTGATACGCTTCTGGTTCTATTCCGTAATTTCTACGTCTATTACTGGTTTTATAATATCCTCTTGCCTTTTCTGGATATTCTTCTCTATACATCCTTTGTCTTATTGTTTTACATTCACCACAATAAGCATCACCATTAGGATGAAATTTTCTTGCTATATTTAAATCATGTCCACGACTACAATGCGTTCTTGCTATACGAGCCATACTGTTCTCCCACATGAGAAATAGGCTAGCTGTGATGTGGCACAGCAGGAGAGCTACTCCGTTCGCCTAAAGTTAACTATTTATTTTTTTTGCTTGCTCCAGCTTGTGATAAGGCTATTGCAATTGCTTGCTTACGTGACTTAACTACCTTGCCACCCTTGCCGGAATGAAGCTCTTTGTCTTTATACTCGCCCATAACCTTGCTAATCTTTTCGGCTGCTTTATCTAATCGCATAATTAATCCTCGGTTTCAAAGTCTTTACGTTCCCATACAGAGCATAGACGGGAGTTATGGCAAATCAAATCTAGCTTATGACACCAACCACGTTGAGCTTGACCATCATACAGGTCGTACTTGTTTAGTGGGATGGCTTCCATAGCCTCAAACATTTCGGGAGTGTTGTCGTAGTATTCGCAGTTACCGCATCGTTGACGCTTGACTTCTGCTGGTGTGATTCGGAACATCTTAGCCATCTTTGCCCAGTACTCGGTATTAGGCAAACTTGGGTTCATAGCTCCAAGAGAATAGTTATCAATGGCATTCTTGGTGTTGTCAGCAATCTCTTTGGCTGTGCCAATAGTAGTTTTTGTGTCTAACAAACCTCTTGCCATAGTTATTCCCTTAAAAAGTAGGAGGTTCTCGCAACTAGACTACCTCGGAGTCTACCCTATCACGTCTGAGGGGCAATGGTTACTTTCTAGCGATGTACAGTCGCTGGAATAAAAGAGTAATGCAGACTCGCACTACTATAAATCGTTACGTGACTTTACCATACTAATCAATATGAATCAATATAGCATATATAAAAGAAAAAGACCCAAAACCGTTGCGGGATTTTGGGTCTTTGTGCCGAGTCATTATCAGACTAGACGGGATTACTCTATTAATTATATACATATTTGCAATGTTGTCAATTAATGATTTTAACTATGGTAACGTGTCTAAAAAAGAGCAGAATGTAAACACGTACACGCTAATGTGTACACTTAATCAACAGGAGATTTATCATGTGGACATCACCAGCAGCTACTGAAATGCGTTTTGGCTTTGAAGTTACTATGTACGTTATGAATAAATAAGTTATAATACTTGCAATACGCACAACACCTCTGCGAAAGTACGTGTTGTCTATCTTTTATCCTATCAAGCTAATTCTGCGCTGGATAATCTTTTAAGTTCTGCATTAGCATAGAACAGTATCTTTTTAATTCCCCTTATCTCGTCACAATGTGATGCCTGACCATAACGGTAGCACTCACGAAATATCTCACCAATCTGTGCGTTCATATTTTTTGCGCTAATCAAGTCTTGCAACTCACTAGCATTATTTGGCAACTCGTAGTAACTTGCGCTTGACCCATCGCTAGAAACTTTTATTACACGTCCTGAAGACAATTTCATTACCAGTCACTCCCTGACATTGTTGCACCGCTTGTATAGTTCTTAGGTGATTTCATGTTAGCCCTGTCTATTGCACGCTGAGTCATGTATAAAGTGCTTAATTTCCTATCATCAAAATTAATTACCCTAGCGCCTTCTATTGTTGGTGTATTCTCGCTAACCTTAGTTTTGTACTTCTTAGGTGATACATACTCTAATGCATCTTCGTAGCTCATTAGTTTAGTAGTTACAAAGCTGTAGTACTTACGTGTGCCTGTGTCGTTAACAACAATGCTTTTCATAAATCCTCTAGCCATTAAACTTTTAATCGTATTAGATGCAGTATTCTTGTCATCATCTATTTGTTGCTTTATGTCTGTTAAAGTCTTAGGCAATACGCAAAACTCTAGGTAGACGTTATATCTAGCAACCATCTCTTTTGCCATCCTATCTAATTTGGCTTCTTGTTGTGCGTACGAGTCTGCTAGTTTTTTATCTCTGTATGCTTGCTCTGCCGCCTTGGCTTCTTCTTGTGTTTTGTAGTCACCAATGTGGATAATCTGACAGTCTGAATCCCTAGCTGTTACTACCCATGCATCTACTTTTTTACGAAAAACGATCATAATAAACTTCTCACTTTCTCTAATAATTCTATTTCTGTCCCAAATTGGGACTCAAATGCTAATCTACCTGCGTGATAAGCTACCTTATACCCACCCGTCCTATGATGCGGTGGACATAGTGGTATAGCGTTCTTGTAGTCATTACGCATACCAAGTCCCATACCAGTTCTGAGATGGTGAATTTCCGCTTCCGCACCACAGATAATACAGCCAAGAGCAGCAACCCTATTAAGATATTCTTTTTCATTTTTCGTCATTAAATACAAATCCAATACTACCTGACCAAAGTTCTATATGCCGTTGGTAATCAGCCATCTCTGCCGTAGAGAGTTTAGTTGTACTCTTTATAGCTTCAATTGTTTCTCCATTTACTACACTTTGACTGCGTAAAAACTTCCAGCCCATAAGTTCATGAACCTTATCTGGTGACTCGCCAATATACTCGCCAAGCGCACCATATAGTTTCCATAGCCTAGCATTTTGATCTAAGTTACGTGTGTGTGATTTGATCGTTACGTTAGCGATATAACCCTGTGATAAATCTAATGCCTTAATCTTTTCAAACAAGTAAGGCAAATTACTGCTGCTGATATTAAAGTTCTTAATTTCCATCTTTAAATAAATCCTTTATCTTTCTGCGTGACTCTTGAGATGTAGCCACTTTCACCGTTTCTATTTTATCTTGCTTTATTTCACCAGTTATTACTCTAGTTCCATCTGTTGCGCGAAACTTACCGGTAAACCCAGCAGCCTTCATGCGCTTAATCCATTCATTACATGAAATCATTGTCACGTATTAAATTCCTTTAATACTTTTTCACACAGTCTTTTAACACGGTAAGCATTAACAATATCTTCATTAGTTTCAGATGGTAGTAAACCATAATCTTTGTCACCATCTAACAATTGACCATATTCAAAAGCAATGTTTTCTATTGCTATCATTGCCATGTTTAATACATCTTCTAAAATCTGTATTTTTAATGATTCTTCTTCAGTCATTGAATACCGCCTTAACTAAAATGTCCATGTAAGCAGGAATCGTAAACTTGCCGGACTCGTACTTGGCAATGCTATACCTAGTCTTAAACAACTTAGTGCCAAACTCTTTCTGTGATAAACCTGTTTTACTACGTAGTTCTTTTAACTCTGTGTGTGTCATTAATAAACCTTTCTGTCGTTGATGATTTATTATATATCACGTTGTATAAAATATGCAACTAATCTTTAGCATTTCGTTTAGCTTTCTCTAATGTATCGTAATAGCCCAAGTTTTTATTCATCTTACTAAGACCATACTTAACTCCTGTAGGTGAAAAGTATTTAGCTATAGTCCATGCGCCAGAGCTAATGTGGTATTTATCTTGTTCAGTCCATTTCATATAATTTAGTTAAACTCTTTTCCGTAATTAAATAATTTATCTTTTGGCACTAAAAATGCTTTCTTTTTAACCGTGTCACCGTTTCCAACAAACTCAACAAAATGCAGCTTTAATAAAAATATGCATTTGATTATGTCTTTTGGAGTTATAGATATAAATTTATCACCATCATAAAATACCCAATAGTCTGCTGTAGTAGCAAGCAATCCAGATGGCTTGTCGTACATTTCAATTTCAATAACAATGTTTCCGGTATACTGGCTTTTCTGATCAGACTTAACTTCAATAGACTTGTGTAGCTCCGGAATCCAAATGTCATAACCTTTAAATTTATTTACTAATGTTGTTGATGGGTACTTCTTAATTAATATATCAACAAGTTTTTTTTCAATAGAAATTCCTGCATCCAGATCCCTATTAAACGTGTTCATAGTTTTCACCTACAACCATCTTTGCTGCTGTAACTGAAGTTTCTGGAAAGTTTTGTGGATTGCGTAATATACGTTTAGCCCAAGCATGATAATCAGTCTTAGGTTTTAATCGTTCGTGTACATACAAAGCCAGCTTATCAGCATGAGCCTTGTTGCTTTCATGATCTACTGGTGCAGATAGCGCCTTAAAGTCTTGTATGTTACTTGTTACGCAATGCTTTAAAAACTCATCGCAATTAGGTGCATATTGGTATTTAGCTTCTAATCCAGTTTTAATACGCTCTGCACTAATGCCGGCAAGTTCTGATGACCAAGTAGCCTTTGCGTTTGCTATACCTACGTCTTCACCAGCTTCGTTAACTTGACCAATCTTAAACTTATCAAAAAAGTTATTACCAAAACGACCATGTAGTCGCATGAAAATACGTTCAACCCATTCTGCTGGCAAATTAAAATTCTGCATGATTATCTCCAACTAATTTTATGTGAGCTGTTTGCTCTGCAATGTACTGTGGTTTAAATACAGAAAGAGCTGCATTTAATGTAGATGCTTGCTTATCTTGTTTTAACCACGATGCCTCAAATCCTGTCCAACCTCTTTCACAGCAAATAGTAATTGCCTTATCAGGTGTAATACCTGCTAATGCTGCTTGCTTACATATTGCGTTAAACATACGCTCAGTTAAAGGCGCTGCTCTTTTACTTTTTCTGATAGCTTGATACTCAGTAAATAATTCCGTAGGAATTGGTGGTGTGTATTTAGTTACTGGTTTATGGTTAGTGGTTATTGGTTTATGGTTAGGTGACGGTTCGTCTACGGTACGTGTACGCTTCGTGCTATTTTCTTTACGTTTTGCTTCTCTTTCTATAGCAATCTCTTTGTTTTTATCAGCTTTAGCGTGATATTCTAAAAGCTCTTGCAATATTCTATCCTGTACATATTCACCATCTTTTGTAATAGTAAAGAACCTACTAAGAACAAACTTAACCGCATCAATCTCAGCCTCTGTAGAAGCCCAAGTCCATTCAATAGCAAGTTCAAGTGTAGGGAATACTTCACGGTCATAGCACGAATCAATCAATAGCGTGTACGCTCCGTGCTGAAGCATTGTTAGCCTTCCAGCCTTCTTAGCGTAATCGCCAAGATTTCTTTTGTAATAATGCATTTGCTTTCTCCATAAAAAAAGCCCTAGACAACACTCTCATCTTTTTTAGGGATGTTGACGGACTGGCTAGTACCAGCAGAGTGTTGACTAAGGCTTACTAGTTGTTCACCGTCAAGTGATGTTGTTACTTTAAACTATCTTTTAACTTCTTGCAAGTAATTTGTGATTGCGGTTTTAGCTTCATCAAAACCATAGCAGACAACCGGCAAGTAGTTCATTGAACTAGCTGCTGCCATAAACTCTTTTTGGCTATCTGATACTTTGCCAGACTTTGCCTTCATCTCAATAAACATTCCGTGGTATTTACTATTAGGAATCATTAAGAATAGGTCGCTGACTCCGGAAAGCACTCCCTCTGCCTTCAAATTGACTGCCGTGACTATGTGCCGTGATCCACCGTTAGGAATTGCCCATAGGTGATACTTGTATTGCTTGTATTGCATTCTGAACCATGTGATCAGCATGACTTGCTCTTGATGTTCTGATATTTTCATAATTATTTTCACTTTATGTATAAATAATGCTTGTATTTATGTTTTATGTATGGCATTATTACACATCGCAGCAAATTATGCGATTAACTAATAGAAACGGTGGAGATAAAAATGTACACAATCAAATCTACAAAATTCCCAAAACAAAAGTGGGACATCTTAGAAAACGGTAAAGTTGTCAACTCTACCTACAATTCCTACAAACTAGCTTGCGCCTTACTTAACCAATACCAAATGGTTGAGAAGGTATACACACGAGTTGCTGAGATAGAAGCATCTGTTTGCTTATTCAAAGCTAAATGCGACCGTGAAACAAGGGAGGCTCGTAATGCACACTAACGATCTAAAAGACCCAAAACTTGAGCAGATAATAAAAGAAATACAAGCAATGCGTAAAGAGTTTGAAGAGTTAGAAGTTAAATTAGCTAAACGTGAACAGGAGAATAACAATGACTGATTACAAAAATTACAAACCTAAAACAGACTTAACACCGTGGATAGAAGGCATTTGCTTTGTTGGTGTGGTCTTGCTCTCAATTTTTTTATACTTGCTGCTGGTGGCTTAACATGGAAGACAATCGCCAAGACACAGATTTTATAGAGCTAGAAGAATACTTAGAGTATTTAATAGAATGTGCCAATAAAGAATTAAACGAATTACGAGGAGATCAGAATGTCGGTATTTAAAACACTAAGCGGTATAGATGTAAACCAGCACGTAGAGAAGAAGGGTCAGTTCACTTACCTATCATGGGCATGGGCTGTAGCAGAGTTGCGCAAGGCATCGCCAACAGCTACATGGGAAGTTATTAAGACTGATGGCTTACCGTTCTGCAAAACAGAGTGTGGTTATTTTGTTGAGGTAGCTGTTACGGTAGATGGCATTACATTAAGCCAAATCCATCCGGTTCTAGATAACAACAACAAAACAATCCCAGCGCCAAATGCTTTTCAAATCAACACATCAATACAGCGATGCTTGGTTAAAGCAATTGCGCTACACGGTCTTGGATTGTACATTTATGCTGGCGAGGATATTCCTTCCGTAGAACTTGAGCCAGTAGCTGTTTATATTGCTAAAATTCGTGAAGCTAAAACAATGGCAGAATTGACATCAATATATAATGCTGTTTCACTACAGACTAAATCTGATGCAAGTTATCTACCAATACTTAGGTCGGCAGCCACAGAACATAAAGCAAATATGGAGCAATCATGATTATTAAATCACTATACGGCTTAAAGCCACCTAGCCAAAAAGAGATAACAGACCGTGATGCTAAGATAACAAAGGCTCTAAAAGATTTAGGTCACAAGTGGCTGCTTTCAAAACCAATGCCGAGGATTAGATAATGGCTGAATTTGATAAAGCGTTTACTAACGCAATGCACGATGCAATTTTGTACGGGCATGGGTTTATTAGGATTACAAATAACGATGGTTTGGAAGCACACCACATTAAACTTTCTGAGTTTGATGCTATTGCAGAGTTATTTGATTGGATTAAAAAGAATAGGGTAACGGTGAAACAAAATGAAACAACATAAATGGCATAAAGAAATTAAAGCATGGGCTGATGGTGAGCAAGTTGAATATAGAAGTGAACATCTTTTAAAAGAAGGGAAAGTTGTTTGGTCAGAATGGGCAGATGTAGGTGACATAAACAAAATCCCTGCATTTTATAGTGATGATGATTTTGAATATCGCATTAAACCTACACCTAAAGAGCCACAGTATTTGTATGTGTATTACGACACTAATGAAGACGAAATAAAAGTTGAAGTTATTGAATGTGGTGAAGGATATCAATACATAGGTAAAATTAAACTAGAGGTAGATGATGACTAATTCACAAGGTACAGAAGAATGGTTTGAGTCACGCATTGGCAAGGTAACAGCCAGTCGTGTTGCAGATGTGTTAGCCACTATTAAAACAGGTGAGTCTGCTAGTCGTAAGAACTACCGCATGGAGCTTGTATGTCAACGTCTAACAGGTCAACGTGAGGAAGGCTTTACTAACTCACACATGGAGCGAGGCATTGAACTTGAGCCACTAGCCAGAGCAGCATACGAGTTTAAGCAAGGTGTTACGGTAGTAGAGGTAGGCTTTATTGATCACCCAAGCATTGAGATGTCAGGCGCTAGTCCAGATGGTCTTGTAGGTCTTGATGGTCTAGTAGAGATTAAATGCCCTACAGCAGCCAATCATGTAGATACGCTACTATCCGGAAAAGCTCCTAGCAAGTACATACCGCAGATGCAATGGCAAATGGCTTGTACCGGTGCTAAGTGGTGTGACTTTGTTAGCTACTGTCCAACAGTAGGTGATAACCTAGCATTATTTGTAGTTCGTGTTGAAAGAGATTACGAGTACATAGATGAAGTACAAAATGCAGTAAAATTGTTTTTAACAGAAGTGTCAGATTTAACAACTAAACTAAAGGAAATAAAATGAACAATCTAAATGCAACAGGTCGCTTAGGACAAGACGCAAAATTAAGTTACACGGCAAACCAAGATGCAATCTGCAACTTTTCACTATCATTGACTTCCGGTTATGGTGATAAAGCCACGACCACATGGTTAAACTGCAACTTATGGGGGAAACGTGCAGAAATACTTGCGCCAATGCTTCTAAAAGGCACACAAATAGGCATTACAGGCGAGATTAGCTTACGCCCATACAAAGCAAAGGATGGCACAGAGAAATCAAGCCTAGAGTGCCGTGTTGGTGACGTAACATTGCTAGGTGGAAAATCTGAAGGTGGTGCAGCTAAACCAGCAGCAAAGGCTGACCCAATGGAAGAAGTAGAGAGCGATATTCCGTTCTAGCATACAAGGTCGTGTTATGAAACTTAAATGGCACGACCTTCTTTTAAAACCAATAAATTTATGGAGTTTACCTATGTCTAGCAACCCTGTAACTGGAGATAGTCTAGTAAGTAAGATTGGCAGCAAAGAACAAAAAGAAAAGTTTGATGAAGGCTTTGACCGTATCTTTCGTAAGAAAGACCCAATTTGCAATGTGTGTGGCAAGACTTTAAGTGCAGTTAAAGAATGTGCTTGGACTGGTTGCCAGCTTAACTGGGATGAAGACCGTATAGACAATATCTCCCAAAATGGGAATGATGGTCTGCACTATGATGACGTTTAACGCAATGCGTTATATAGGAGATTAATATGATTTATTTGATAGCAATAATCGGTATTTTGTTTTTAGTATTTTACGGTGCAGGATTAATTATTTCGTTAAAAACACGCTCACGCTACGATGCTGTAGCACCTGTTCCACCAACTAAAAAGAAGGGGAAGAAAAATGCCGTGCAATCAAAACTGTAATCAAGGTCGCAACTGCGACTGCAAGAAAGATTCAAGTGTAGATAGAGCAGTAGTGATTGTAGCAACATTGCTACTTGTCGCTGTGGTTTCTATGGGTTTTGGTGTTTACAAACTTTTTAATGCAACTAAAGCGCAAGACTGTGCTGTAGAGGTGCAATTTAGTAATGGTGTAAAAGCTACTTACCTTGGAACTAGCATTTAATTAGTGACAGACAAAAAAGTTTGTGTTTAATAAACGGTTTAAAATTACACACAAAACTAAACTTTTAGTTTAGATATGGGGAAATTATGTACACCTTAGACTACATCTTGTGTTACAAAGAGGCTTTTATACTAGGTATTGTGGT